ACTCCTGGTGATGACGCAGCTAACGAAGCATGGTGTTTAGAAAATTTAACTTCTGTTAATGGTGGTGTTTCTTGGAAACAAACTTTTAAAGACGGAACTAGAGGTCTTTATGCAAATGGAGACAACATCATATATAGAACTTCTGATTGGGAAGGCCACGCAACAGCAAATAAATTTGTAAGTAACATTCCACAAGCTTGGGCTTCTGTTATGAGATTAGACGACGATAACTTTTTCGTCCCTATTATTGCAGATCCTGAGGTAGATGATCAAGGAAGACCTTTACCATATGATCCAAATAATGTACCTGATGATGGTATAGCGTGGGGTTTTGACCCTGATAATAATAGATGGCAAGGTGCAGTATATGTTGACGGAGTTACAACTCAGAAGTATTATGATCCTAATACAAAAACTTGGAGTAATCTATAATGAGTACAATAAATTTTTTAACACCCGGATTTAACAAAGCAGGTCAAAATAATATTGACAACCAGGGTGGAATAATTGGACCAGAAAATGATCCAGTTATTAATGACCTAGTTACAATTTTTACATCCCCAGGAACTTTTAATAGAACTGCTACAGAAGGAACAGTTTTAGTTGTTGCTGGCGGAGGCGGAGCTGCAAATAGAGGTGGAGGAGCCGGAGCGGGCGGTGCAAGAATTGCAACTAGTCACCCTTTCCCTTCTTCTGGAGTTCCAGTATCAGTTGGCTCAGGAGGAGCAGGAGATGGACCATATCCTTGGAGCAATGGCTCAGGTTCCGGTTCTACTTTTGGATCTTCAATACCAATCTCATGTACAGGTGGAGGAAGAGGTGGAAACAGACCTTACCCACCAGGTCAAAATAGTATTCCAAGAAAAAATGGTGATCCAGGAGGATCAGGCGGAGGAGCTGCTAGAGGATTTGGAGGAACACCAACTTCATCAGGTGGTAGCGGAATTTCAGGAGAAGGAAACAATGGTGGACAAGGAACTCAAGACTGGGGCGGATACGCTGGAGGCGGAGGTGGTTACAACACTGCTGCAGATAACAGCGGAGGAGCTGCCGGTGATGGATTGAATATCACTCCATATTTTCCAGGAACAACTTCTATTGGTACACTAGTACCTGCTGAGAGTGCATATTATGTAGCCGGCGGTGGTTGTGGTAATACAAACAGTGGACCTGCTGGTAAAGGCGGAGGAAACGCTAACCAAAACGGAACTTCTGGTGGCGGAGGCGGAGCCTCTTATGGAAGTCCTGGTGGTAACGGAGGAGACGGTGTTGTTGCAGTAAGCGAACCTGGAGCAGGACCTGCTAGATCTTCTGGTATGTGGACACTTAAAGCTCAATACACTGCAGCTATTAATAACAACTGGCCAAGCTAATTTTGACATCTTACATATAAAATAGTATAACTTTCAAAAAGAAAGTTATGAATTTAGAATACATTTATTGGTGGTTTAACGGAGTCTTACCGGAAAGATGGTGTGATTATGTTTTACAATCAGGTTTAAAAAATAACAGATCCACAGCATTCATAGGCGACAAGGGTGATAAACATAATCATTCACAAGAAGAATTAAACGAACTTAGAAAAATAAGAAATTCAGATATAGCGTGGTTAGATCAACATTGGATATACAGAGAAATTCATCCTTTTATAGATACAGCTAATGAAAATGCAGGTTGGAATTTTCAATGGAATTGGACTGAAACAGCTCAGTTTACGGAATATAAACCAGGTCAATTTTATGGATGGCATCAAGACTCTTTAAGTCAATCTTATAAAAATAAAGAAAAAGAATATAATGGAAAGATGAGAAAACTTTCTTGTAGTATTTTATTAAATAATTCAGATGAATACGAAGGTGGTGAACTTCAGTTTAAATTGTTAGATGGTAATAAAGCTGATTCAAAAATTATNACNGCAACAGAAACTCATAAAAAAGGATCTATTATTGTTTTTCCTTCTTTCAATTGGCACCAAGTTACTCCTGTTACAAAAGGTACACGTTACTCGTTAGTGATGTGGAATTTAGGAGAACCATGGAGATAATAGATAATTTTTATAACAAAGAACAATTAGACAATATAAATAATATTATAAAAAATTCTACGTTTAATAAAACACATCAACCAGTAGAAGCAATAGATAAAAGAGAAGACGCCTATCCTTGTTATGAAACAGAAATATTAAAACCTAATAATTATATATTTAAAAACTTTGTTAATTGTTTTAATCAACATAAAAATGTTGCTGTTAAAAAATTAAAAACATATATTAGAAAAACTTATTTAAGTGAGTTAAAAGAATGTAAAGTATATAAACAAGGTTTAAAATCTCACAGAGATAGGAATTGTGATGCCGCAGGTATTGTATATTTAAATACAAATAATATAAATGATGGCACTGTAATATACGAGGGAGACAACCCTTCTGTTATTATTGGTTCAAAAATAAATAGATGTATTGCTTATAAAAGTAATGTNTGGCATTCGCCCAATTTAAAACAAACTTCAGAGGTAAGAATAATACAACCATTCTTTTTATATTATGATTAAAATAGTAGACAACTTTTTAGATTTTCCAGAAGAATATTATAGACTTTGTAAAGAATTAAAATTTTATAATAAAGAAGACTTTGCAAAAGTAACTAATTACGAAAATAATTTTCCAGGACTAAGAACTAATTATTTAGATATAGATTATCCTTATTTATATTACTCTGTATTGGGTTACATTAAAAACAAATTTGAACTTAACTTAGATCCTTATCAAAGAATTGCTGCACATGGACAGATGAGATTTGATGATAGCAAAGATTGGATACATTCAGATCTAGGAGATACAGTTATAATATATCTATCACCTACTAATGATAAATCTGGAACTGGAATTTATGATGTGGTAGGAGACGATGGTAAAGAATGGATATATAAACAAACAGCTATGGTAAATTTTGTGCAAAACCGAGGATTGTTTTTTACACATGGCACTCATCACCAAGCTATAAACAACCACGGTACAAACAAAGAAGATGGTAGATTAACTTTAACTTATTTTTTACAAAGAAAACCATTTTATTATTAAGGAGATTATGAGACAAATAATTAGCAATAGACACAACAGAAAAATGTATTATTTAGCAGGTTTGCCAAGAACAGGAAATACTTTGTTAGGATCAATATTAAATCAAAACCCTAAAATAAAAGTAAGTCCAAATAGTATATTAGTAGAACTAATATGGAGATTACATAGTATTAAAGAAAACCAATTGTTTTTAAATGTGCCAGATCATCAAACTATTGACAATGTTATTAAGAGAACATTTAAACATTACTATGACCACACAGACGCAGACATTATATTTGATAGAGGTCCTTGGGGAATACCAGCAAACTTAGAGCTATTAAAAAANTACTATGATCCTGATCCTAAATTTTTAATATTAAATAGACCTCTTGTAGAAGTGTTAGCTTCTTTTTTAAAAGTTAAAAAATCAGGAACAGATAAAGATCTTACAGATTCTTTAATGGATCCTAATACAGGAAAACTTAAACAAGACATGGTTTCTTCTAGAAATATAGTTAAGTCAAATCTACCTCATTTAAAAATAGAATATAATGACTTAGTTAGTGATATTAAAAAAACAATTGAAGATATATATAAATTTTTTAATATACCTTTTTTTAAACATAGATACACTGACTTAGAACAGCTATCATATAATAATGTAAAGTATGATGACAGTGTTATGGAATGCAATTTGCATACAATTAGAACAGATAAAGTAAAAAAAGAAGAATTAAATTTAGAAGATTATTTTAGTAAAGATACTATAGATAAAATGAAAGGATACGACATCTATGTTTAATTTTCAAAAAAACAAATACGCCGTTTTAAAAAGTGTTCTTGCACCAGATTACTGTAATTTGTTTGCTGAGTATTTTAGAAACAAAGCTCAAACATATGAGACTATGTTAAAACATACTTTTATTTCAGAATTTCATAATGAGTTTGGAACAAAGTTTGATCGACAAGTGCCAGGAGCTTATTCTTGTTATGGTGATATAATGATGGAAATGCTTTTAGTTAACATGCATGCTCTTATGGAAAAAAACACTGGATTAAAATTACAACCAAATTATTCTTATGCAAGGATATATAAAAAAGGACATGTCTTAGAAAGACATAAAGATAGGTTGTCTTGTGAAGTATCAACTACTTTAAATTTAGGTGGTGATCAGTGGCCGATATATTTAGAGCCGTCGGGAAGAGAAGGCATGCAAGGACTTAGGGTTGATTTAAATCCAGGGGATATGCTTATATATAGAGGNATGGATTTAGAACACTGGAGAGAACCTTTTCAAGGTNATGAATGTGTTCAAGTTTTTTTACACTACAATGATGTCAATAATCCTAATGCAATTCCTTTTGATGGTAGACCTCATTTAGGTTTACCTTCGTGGTTTAAAAAAAGAGATGATTAAAAAAATAAATAATTTTTTACCTGACATGTTTTATGGAAGATTAAAAGAAACTTTAAGCGAAGGGCCAAACTTTCCTTGGTTTTGGAATGATAAAACTGCAAGTGATGCAGGAGGCTATGCACTAGATAATAATTTTATGTTTAATCATGTTTTGTATGCAAACCCCGACGGGTTTAAATCACATTACTTTGAAACATTTTTTCCTTTTTTATATTTTTTAAGCAACCATACGGTCCTTAAAAAATTAATTAGAATGAAATTAAATTTATATACTAATCAAAATAAAAAAATTATGCATGCAAAACATACAGATTTTTCAGATCCTAATGGAAAACCTTATGACAAGTTTACAACTACTATATTTAATTTTACTACTTGTAACGGTGGCACTATTATTGATGACAAAGAATATGTATCGAAAGCTAACCAAGCATTAATTTTTAATAATCAAATAGAGCATCAAGGTTTTACTCAAACAGATACTCCAATAAGAATAGTTTTAAATATAGTTACTTCTAATGATTGATGATTTTAAATTGTTTCCAGTATTGGTAAAAAGAGTTAACAATTTTTTATCTGTAGATGAATGTAGTACAATTCAAAAAGAATTGTTAAATAGGGAAGGTCTTTTAAAAGACCACGAGTTATTGACAGGTGAATCAAAATCAAGTCATTTAATAGATAATATATTAAATATAATATCTATTAATCTAAACGATAGAATTAAAGATATTACTTTGTCTTATAAAAAAGATGTTGGTTTTAAAATGGATAATGTAATCTCTCATTCATGGTTTAATATACAAAAGAAAGGAACAGCATTAAAAGAACATACTCATCCTAACTCTGTTCTTTCAGGAGCTTTATACATTAATGTTGATCAAGATAGTAATCAACTATACTTTCATAATCCTAATCAATTTATGAGTTATTGTGATATAGAAAAACCTAGCGAATGCTCGTATCAATGGTTTTATTTTAAACCAGAACTAGGGTCTTTAATTATATTTCCTAGTTGGTTGAAACACGGATCAAATCAAACAAACAATAACACGGAGAATAGAACCGTAATAAGTTTTAATGTAAGATGACAGACACAATATTAACATACTTTCCACAAGCTTTTTATGTAGCTGAAAATTTGCTAGAGCCAGATTATTTAAAAGAACTTCAAAACAGGGTATATTCTATAAAAAATAATAATCCTAGTGGTGGTAGTAATTGGGTTTTAAGACCATATAATACTTTAGATACATATGACTTAAACCAAGACCCAGTTTTTAGGACTCTTTTAGATAAGATAGAAGAAAAAACTTTTGCATTTAATAAAGAACATAACTCTGATTATCGTTACAAAGTTAAAGAATCCTGGTTAAATGTATATGATAAAAATGATGAACAAGAATATCATTGTCATGCAGGTCACACTTATAGTGCTGTTTTTTTTCTTAAATCAAACAAAAATTGTGCAAAAATTATTTTTGAAAGCCCAACAGAACCTGACATGATGCCTATAAAAAACTTAAAAGAATTAAATGGTTTAAGCTTTAAACGATGTCATTTTAACCCTATAGAAAATAGCCTGTTAATTTTTCGATCTTATATGAGACATATGGTAGAAAAACAGCAAACAGATTATGAAAGAATTAGCGTGGCGGTTAACCTATAAATATGGTATATGAAGACTTATTATGCTACAAAAACTAGGATTTTTACCAGGATTTAATAAACAAGTTACACCTACCGGAGCTGAATCACAATGGACGGGAGGAACAAACGTACGTTTTAGATATGGTACACCTGAAAAAATAGGTGGTTGGAATCAATTAGGTAATACAAAATTAACTGGTGCAGTCAGAGGATTGCATCACATGGTAAACAAATCAGGTATTAAGTATGCTATATTAGGCACTAATAGAATTTTATACGTATATACAGGAGGTGTTTATTATGACATACATCCTTTAGTTAATCCGTCTGGTACAGCCATCACAAGTGCATTTAGCACTAGTAATGGAGATCCAACTGTAACATTAACATTTCCTACTGCTCATGGTTTTTTAACAGGTGACATTATTTTATTTGGAGATCCTTCTACTTTCTCAGCTATATCAGGATCTAATTTTGGTGCTTCAGATTTTTGTGATAAAAAATTTATGGTTACTAGCACACCTACAGGAACAACTCTTACAATTACAATGCCTAGTAATGAATCAGGAGCTGGAGCAACTACTTCTGGAGGCATAACTTATTTTCAATACTATCATGTTGGACCACCTGATCAGGTTGGAGTATTTGGTTATGGTATATCTCAATGGGGTGGAACTGTATCAGGTCCACAAACTACAACATTAAACGGAGCATTGAATGCTGATGCTTTTGGAACTGGTGGCTCAGGAACCACGATTAATGTAGCCAGCACCACAGGATTTCCAAGCACGGGAACAAACTATATTCAAGTAG